ATACGTTCTGCTGACATCAAGTCACTAGCGTTGTAAGGAACGACTAAATTTTCACTAGGAATAAATTTTGCGACAGCTCTATTTTTTTGTGCATCGTAATAAACTTTTTTAAATGCAGAACCTGCAAGAGGTAAATGAAAAAGTAATTGATCCATCTCAGGATCATACTCTTGCATCACATTTGTAATTTGATAATTCATAAAATCTTTAACACGCTCTGCTTGAGCTTCTTTGTCCATTGTAACTTCACCAACAATACTTACATCGACAGGTCCTTTTGCTGGTAACATTTCTCTATATGCATGTGCTTGAAACTGTGTAACTGATTCGGCTAATAGTGGATGTGTGACACCACTTGCTCCTTGAAATGGCTGTGATCTTTCATCGTATTTAAAACCAAGTAAGTCTAATCCTTTTGAAAAGCCTTCTTCCCAATCTTTTCGTGAACTTTTATCATCTTCAAATTCACCTAATAATTTATTTGAAATTCTTGTTAATTCATCTTCGTCTACAACTTCTGCTAAGTTTGCATAAAAATCAGTTGATGGTGCTTGTAGTGGTGGGTTTATTAAAGCTCCACCGTCTTCCGTCATTTCAATATTTACTTCTTCAGATTCTCCAGGTGCATCAACTATAATTTCTTCTTGAGCTTCTAGCTCTGCATTTTCTGGTTGTATTTTTTTATCTATAGCCATAGGTTCCTTTTAATGTAATTTAGTTTAACATTCTATTAAATTTATTCATTCCTCTTTTCATAAAATCTAGCACGTCATCTGATATTCTGTCTTTTTTGTTTAAATCAACAACAGCAGATCCTTCTACCATTGTAAGAACGTCAGCGATTTTGTTTACTTTATCTTCAAATATTTTAATATTATACTCGTCTGATTTACTTGGATCTGAAACTTTTTTACTTGGATTAGCTAATTGAAAAGCCAAATCTTGTATTTCACTTTCTGTTAAACTAGATCCTTTTTCTCTCATTGCATTTTTTAATGCAATTTCAGCTTGTGCAATAAAGTCACTTGATACTTCTTCTTTTTTTCCTGGCATATCTACGGGACCACCTTTTTCAAAAGAAGGTATCTTTCCTTTTAAAAAGTTTTCTAACATATTTTCACCCTCAACCATTTTTGCTGCTGCTGGTTCAATTATTTTTGGATCAATAATATTTTCTTTTCCTTTAATCGCTAAGTCAACAACTTCAGGCACACCCATAGCTGCTGTGCCGAAAGGACCAGTTGCGGCACCAACAACTTTTCCAAAAGCTCCTTTACTAACTAAAGTGACAAGAGCACTTAATGCTGCTTTTGCTTTTTTCGTTTGACCTGCTTGAAATAATTTATCTATCTGCGCTAAAGTAAAATCTAAATTTAATTTTTGTTTAGCATTCATTTTAACTTTATCAGCTAACTCTTGTATCTTTGTATAAATCTGTGATTGTATTTTTGGTTTCTTCACACCCGTAGCTGTGCCTTTACTTTTAAAAACAAAATCAAAATTCTCATCAAGGTATTTATTTTGAAAAGCCATGCTAATAACAGGTTTATTATTTTTAATAGTAATAGCATTTTTATATTTTGGTTTAACTTTTACTTTGCCATCCTTACCTACAGTAACACCTTTTTTTAAAATATCTGCACGCATTTGTTGTGCATAACCAGATAAGAAACCTGAATTTTTAATTGTTGCTATTTGACTATCATTTAATCCTTTCAGTGCCGTGGTCCGATATTTTTTCATCGCTTTATTAAAACCATCAAAGTCATCTTCGTAGTCCATGATGTTTGGCACATTAACAATGTTTCTTATTTGTGCTGACTTGATTCCTTTATCTTTAAACACTTTAAATATTTCAGGGCCCATGGGTCTTTCAACCTTTGAGTCTTTTAAAATATTAGCAATACGTGATGAAGGTCTATTGGTTACTGTATCACTTGGCACGTTCAACGCATCTATAACATCAGCCATTGTTTCCGTAGTCGAGCCTAGCTTTGGTTTGTTCTTTAAGTTTTCTACAAGTTTACCTAAAAACGGATCACCTCCCTTATCCATATGAACAATGCCACCTTCTTTTTTAGCGATAGTTGGTCCAACGCCAAAATCTTTTAATAACTTTAAAATATCTGAATCTTGTAAATCTGATATTGTTTGAATGGTAGATCGATCAATATCATTTGCATTAAAGTATCCTTTATCAATCATCTTATCTAACAATAATTGTTTCAACGGATTTTTAAAATCATCTGCCATTAGTAATATTCCCTTTGTTGCGTGATCCGTGGTTCATCCTGATAGTCATCTGGTAGATTAATAAAGCTACCTTGACGAAAACGCATTAATGCCTGTGTAGTTGAATCAACTAAATCATCGTACTCACCATAAGGGAAAGCGGCGCATTCTTCAATAACTTCTTCTGCCCATCGCTTATCAGCAGGATAATAAATCTTACCCGCTTCAAATAAAGGTGCAACAGAGTTTACACGTACATGCTTATCGTTTCCTTTACTTGGTGTAAAATTGACGACAGGGACTCCTATTTGACGTAATTCGTGAGTTAGGGGTGTACCCGTTGCCTTAGCTTCGATTATCACCGTCTCTGGTTCCCAGTACTTATACTCCTCTAATGCAATTTTTTTTAATTCAGGGAAGTCCCACCTCCCCTTACGAACATCAACCAAAATTAGGTGTGGCCCCTTGTTTGGAGGATAGAAAACTCCCCACGTGGTGATCGCAGAAAAATCGGCTGTTTCTTTTTTACTGAAAGCTGTGTCATAACTTTGTATAATATGTACCAAATCAGGAATTTCTTTTTCTTTCCATTCTTTCCACCATTCTCTTTTGATAATTGATCCTTCTTCAGAAGTTGGGTTCTGTTGCCATTGTGCTTGCCACTTACCTTCGGACAGTGATGCTTTAACTCCTTCTAATTCTTCTAGCTTCCAATAGTTTGACCAAACAGGAGTATTGCTAGGCAATATTGCTGGAAATTCTATTACTTCCCATTGATCTGCTTTTGGTTCTGATTGTGCATTTAATAGTTTGCCTGTTAAATCTTTCGTGGACCAACGTGTCATAACAATGACAATCGCACCACCTGGTTGTAGACGTTGACGAGGACCAGAAGTATACCACTCGTATGCTGAATCCATAGCCGTTTCACTTAGTGCATCTTGCTCGGAATGTGGATCATCAATAATTAATAAATCTGCACCACGACCGGTTATCGCACCACCGATACCTGCTGCATAATACTCGCCACCTTTATTTGTTTCCCAACGCCCTGCAGCTTTGGAGTCTGCTGCGATTTTACAATCTTCAAAGACTTGTGCAAATTCACTTGTATCAACAAGATTTTTCATCTTACGACCGAACCTAACTGCAAGTTCTCCTGTGTGTGTTGTTTGTATCACTTTTAATTTTGGATTTTTTCCTACCATCCATGCAGGAAACAAATAAGAAGCAAACTCCGATTTAGTGTGTCTGGGGGGCATGTTCACTATCAATCGCTTAATCTTTCCATTGGCAATATCTTCAAACTTCTTTGCTATCTTTCGATGATGATCTCCCTCAATAAATTCTGGCCAAACGTGTTTGACAAAGGGGATAAACCTTTTTTCTGCTAGATCTAACTTTCTTAATTGTTCTTCCAATAATTCTTTTTGGAGTTGGACCTCCGTTTTGTTTTGCATGGTATTGTTTGTATCAAACTGGGGGCGTAGTGTAAATTATTTTGTACCGGGTCTGGTTTAGGGGGGTGGGGGTAAATGTAAAGGGGTTTTTGTTTTTTGGATCTGATGTAAGTACCTAGGGCCACGGATCATGGCCCTAGATTAATTATTATTTAATTTGGATACAGCATTATTGTTTCTGCGTCGTAAGGTTCCGCATACCAACCATGCTCTTTTAAATACTTATTTAAAATATTATTATCGTTCATAGTGTCTTCTGCATAACGATAATATTCAGTTGACTCTTTGCAAATATCATCTCTGATCCAAATGCCTTGAGGTTCTTTGCCGTCAATAAGAGTTGCATCAAATTCAAATCTTGGAACTGCATTTAATTTAAATTTAGTTTCAAGGTTTTTTATTAATGTTTCTTGGTTCATGGTTCTATATCCTTTCTTTTAATATGGGATTTATCTTATATATTTATTTCGTTTTCTCAAGGTTTAATTCCTGGGCAATTTTCTTTTTATATTCTGGATAAGGTAAATCCCTGTATTTATCGACTGCCTTTAAAAAGTTAATATAATTTGATCCTAGGTTTATTGTTCTTTTTTTAGTGCTGCTCTTTTTCTTTTTCATATTTTCATTTCTCCATTTTCTTTATCTTGTAGTTTATTATTTTCCTCCGAATAAATAGCATTATTAATTCTTGCATTTAATTCTGAATAATAAGGAAAAGAATAAGTGCTATTTTCTTTTGATCTTATAAAATCAGTTAAGGCTCTTCTAATACATTGTAAATCTGTAGTATCTAAATCAATCATTTTTATTTATCCTTTCTTAAAATAATTCTAGTTGCTTTGGGTTTGGTTCTTGGTTCATGGTACACGGATCAAGATCCAAGAAATTAAAAGACTTTGTAAGATTATCAAACAAAGCCCTTTTGATAATTTGTTTATTTACATAAAACCTAAATTCAAAAAGATTTTTTTTAATTTCTTTTTTTGTGGTGGTGTGGCTCACAAAGTGATTAGAATACTTGGAACTTGAACCAACGTTCACATTTACATTACAAGTATCTTTTGCCCCCCAACTTTTTGAACTGTTATAAATGCAGGCTTCGACGTCATTCCATATTGAATAAGCTCTAGACATGATTTTTATCCTTTCTATTATTATGGGATTAATCTTATACATTTTAGACGATTATTCAAACATTTTAAGGAGTTTTTTTATATCGGTTCGGGGTTCATGCACCATGAAACAAGGTTCACGGAACCCGTTTTTAGCTAGTTTTAAGGCTTTTTTGCCTTCATATGCTTTAATAAGGGAGTCCTTCGACCTTTTAACCAAGATGAAAGTGTTAATACCTAGGCTAAATCTCTTTAAATGCCATGAAATTTGAAAAGGGCTAAGATTAATTTTATTTAGTTTTATAAATTTTAATTCTATCCAAATTTCCTTTTTATTATAGATTGCTGTTATGTCTGCTGTCCCTTGCCCTATTCTATTTTCAATTCGTTCAAAATAAACATAGGGCAAAGATTTTTTTAATTGTTGATAAAATTTACTTTCACTCATTTAGTAATTTTAAAATTTTCCATTTCCTCTTTTTCAAGATTTCTCATTTTTTCAATAATTGTATCAGTAAATTCAATACTAAATTCAAAAGGGTCAACGTCTTTTCCTGTATCAAAATCATAAACAAAATCGTTTACTGTCTCTTGATCTTCCATACTTATCTGAGTATTAAATTCAGTTTGATATGCACTAGGTTTATTATCTGCTAGTCTCAATGCATAATGAACATTACCACTCTCTACAATTCTAGGTTCAAAATCTAATTTAAACATTTCTGTTAATTTATCATTAACAGCTAAAGCTACTGCACAATAAGTACAATTTTCTGGAGTGCCGTCTTTGATATGTTTTTCTTTAACTTGTATTTTAATTTTATTCATTGTGTTTTATCCTTTCTTATTTCTTGATAACAAACATTTTCGTTTACGTCATTACCATATAATTTTATGGCTTTTTTCAATTGTTGCTCGTCTAACTGTATTTTAAATCTAAGTTTTTTTAATTTCTCAACGTAGCTATTTAAATTAAAATCATTAGAGCAATTTTTTATTTCAATGTTTATTAAATCTCTTAACAAACATTTTTCTTTTGTACTAAAATTTAAATTCATTTTTATCCTTTCTATTTATATGGGATTTTATATGAAAAGTTATACAATTGAAAGGTTTTTATTTATTGAATAAAAGTCTGCTATTTGCCTAAAAATCGTAAAATCGGTGGTATCTCTTTTAATACTATTAACTCTATATGAGATAATCATTATATTATCTGATGTATATCCTTTGTTATTATCAATTCTATCAATTGTAGGATTAAAATGTTTATTTTCTAATCCATATAAAAAAGGTTTTTTAGTTACAGGACATTTATTATCTTTTGGAAATTTTGCTTTTACAATATCTTTTGTAAGTGTGAATTCCATATTTTTTTCTTTTGCCCTTCTTTTTGCTAAGTGAAACAATCTATTGAAAGGGGTTTTTGCGTGTAGTTGAGCATTATATTTTACATCACAAGCTCTACAATGCCATTTATGAGTATCACCTTGTAAATCTATCCAACCATTTTTTTTATTTCCAAATTGTAAAAAAGATTTCTCAACTTTACACATTGTGCAAATTAAAAAATTAGATGCTTTTCTATGATTTTTTCTAAGTTTATTCATTTTATTTTATCCTTTGTTTTTCACGTGAAAAGACTATCCCATATATATAGGATAGTCAAGATAATATAAAATTATTGTTTAGTTAATAGAAGGGCTTGATCTCTTCTAAAAGTAATTCCTAAGTTGCCTTTTAAAATTTCATCAAGTCTTTTGTTCATGCCTTCACTAGAGCCTTCCTCGTAAAGTACATCATTCATACAACTGTGGACATGATTAAGTTTATTTATTTCCTTAAATTCGTCCATGGTCTTACACTTATCACTAGTAATTTTATCAACAACACTTTCAAAGCAACTATTGATTTTATAATCATCAAAAACCTCACTCATATCAGGCAAATTGTAATTTCTAACACCATTTTTAGAAAATACTTTTCGTAATTTATTACTTTCTGTTAATTGTTGATTTTTAAGTGCCTCACGCATTTTACGATAATCACTCTCTAATTTGTCTAACTTATCATCGAAACTTTTAATTGTTTTTTTCCATTTTTCTATTTTGAAAGTAGATTTTAATTTCCCTTCAATTTTAGATTTAACAATTTCTTTTTTCTCATCAAGTTTGAGATCAAGTATCCTTTTAATAGGATCTATCATTTCTCTAATTTTTGATCTGTAATGGTCAATTTGATAAACTTTTAATTGTGCCATAGTATTTTATCCTTTCTTAAAATTATTCATTATTGAATAACATAATATCCCATAAAACTAAGATATAAATTTGTCAAGCATATTTTTTGTTATTTTTTCAACATCACAATTAGTCTTATTATATTTAAAAGCTGTACCAAGATATAAAGTGTATTTATTTACTTTGTTTGGTGCAATTCGTTTTCTTATTTGAAATTGATCTAAACAAGCTAATTCATTTCTAACTTTAGTCAAAAATAAATTATAAGGGTCTAAACTTACTCTATGAGTTTTACCGAAATAATCTTGGCTTACAAAATAGTTTTTCATTTCCCTATATCCCCAGCTACATGATGTCTAATAAAAGTACCATAAGGTAATGTCTTTACCCAATTTGTCAGTTTTTCAAAATCAGGTCTATCTTGTTTTCTATTTACTGTATCTTGCCATGCAAATCTAGTAAACCCTTGTCCTGCATAACAACCCCCTTGCTCTTTTTTACCCACCTTCTTTTTTTGGCTACCATGAGCAACGAATTTAATAATATAATCTCTATTAATTCTTGCACATAATGGTTTACCTGACCCACAATTTTGACACTTAATTTTTTCATTGTATTCTGAAGGACACCTTACAAACTTAACACCTTGTATATTATCAACTTTATCAGTCATTGTTGAGGGTGCTGTATAAACTGTATCTCTTTTATCATTGAAACTATTTAATGCTTGGATAAGTGTATCAGCACTATAATTTATAACAGTCTTTTTTTCTTTATTTCTTGGTAATTTTTTATAATCAAAATGACTATAAGTCCATGATAAGCCATTTTTTACAACAGCATTTAAAAGAGCTGCCAAATATTTTTTGTCAATACCTTTTGCCGATTCTTTTGGTTTTGGATTTAATGCACAACTTGAAGGACAAGAACCATACATTGAAGTACCTGATCTATAAGTAGTAGCAATATTGCCTGTTTTTCTATTTGTTGAACTATTTATTAATTTTAACATTTTATTTTATCCTTTCTTTAGGGTTATATACAAAGGATATAAGATATAACCCTGTATCCCATATAACTATAATAAATTATAATTCAAGTCTTGATTTTTATATTTATGGGATTATATGTTATTTAACTTTATAAGTCGGTATAATTTAGAAGTATACGCCAAACTGTAAAGGGTGTTAGTAATTTAATGAAGGGGATAGACGTATCTATACAAGCGATTACTAACAAAGGGTCAGGAGTGGAGGAGAACCCAAGGGCTTCCAAAACCTTGCGTAAGTGTTTCGTCG